GTTCTCTTCTGAAAGCGGCACCCATCTTTTTGAGATCGAGGCGTCCTTTCTTCTTTCCTGATTTGAACTTGATTTGCTTCTTTTTGTTTGCCATAAACTTCTGCCAAGCAGACTTCGCACGGCGAGTACTAGACTTAACAACTTCAGCACCTGCTTTTCTTGCTACCTTTCTAGCCTCTTTCTTTGCGCCTTCAACAAAGAGTTCTCTTAACTCTTCGAGGGTTCCTTCCACTCTTACCAAGCAGAACACCTCAAGCCACGTTGCCAGTCTGAGTCAATACAAGTGCCATGTAATCCTTAGCGGATGGTGTGACAATGCGACCTTTCATTCTAAGAGTAAAGTCCAGGGCGTTAGTACTTGATGTACGGCAGAAGATTGTCTTTGATACAATAAGTGGAGTCAATGAACTAAATGATTCTTGATGATACATTGCTAGATTAGATAGGTCAAAGGTTTGCCTAGCAACATACAAAGAAGTGCGGTCACTATGACTAACGAACGCACCGATATTTGAATCCGCCAATTGAAACAAGGCTTCAGTATCAGCTGGGAATGCCGCAGTAGGGTCTAAAACAATGTCGACTTCGTGAACTTCAAACGCTTGATTGTCTGCTATGTCCACGTAATCCGTCAAATCTAATGCTGTGTTGCCGGCCGCTCCTGCCGCTAGTTCGATGTAAATCTCAAAATCCTTAGATGATGCTTTTGCCATAGTTTCTTTTTGTTACTTAGAGGTATATATACAATGTTATTCACACATCTTGAACATGGCCGCCGAGTTGGCTGGGATTTGGGACGCAGTACCACATCTCCACCTCTTCAAACTCTTCTAACCGTTATTTATTTAATAAGAGTCAGTATCGGATTAATTATGGCGGAGTTCAAAACCATAATCAGCGCAAATATTCCGGTCACATTGGCCGAGAGATTGAAGGATAAAACTAAGGGGACTAGGAGCCGAACTATTACGCGCGCTCTAAAGGCGTATCTCGATGAGAAAGACGCCTTTGATATTGAAGAAATACCTACAAAAAAATTACTTCTCGAAATTATGTTTAGAGATGGCATCACACCAAGTCAGAAAGAAATTATTCGTCAAATATATTTGGAGATGGAAGAATGAAACATATGTTAGATTTATTTTCAGGACTAGGCGGAGCGAGTGAGGCTATGGTGCGAGATGATACATGGTCAGTTCTAAGAATTGAAAACAATCCACTCTTAGGTGGGGTTCCATATACTGTAATTGATGATGTTAAAAATATAGCTAACAACATTTTTGGTTCACACAATGTCAAACAAAAAATAGACTTGATTTGGGCTTCTCCTCCCTGCAGGGAGTTTTCTTCCGGCTATTCATCTCCTAAGTCTATTTGGTGCAGAGAACACGGTATAGAATCATATCAACCTAATATGGAATTGCTTGAAGCCGCATTAAGAATAATTGAAATCGTCAAACCTAAGTATTGGGTAATTGAAAATGTAGTTGGTAGTATTCGTTATTTCCAGGAATACTTAGGAGAGCCAAGACAAATTATTGGACCGTACGTGTTATGGGGAAATTTCCCTATCCTCGAAATTGATTCCGCCCAGCTGATAAGTAAATCAAAAAAGGATGTTCATTCATCAAATCCGCTTCGTAGTAATTACAAAGCAAAAGTGGACATCCATATTTCACGTACTCTAAAGGAAACAATTGATAATCAGATGTCAATCCTAGACTACTAAACATTGCGAAAAAATTGCCAAGTACTTCTAGCAATCTTTCCAACAGTGCCACCAACAAACATCAGCCCTACATCAACCTGAAAGCCAAGTATTGCTGATAACCTCTCACCCCGATCTCCAATAGGTCGGTTTGCTTCTGCGGCATCTTGTCTTTCTATGATGCGCCCTGGTAGACCAAAATAAAACTCATCACTTTGGTTTAATTGCTGATACCGTAAATCGTTAAACTTTTGTAAATCAGACCTAGCATCCATTGCTTTCTGCCTATCTGCTTGCCAATCTTCGTAAGACTGTGGCCTTTGATAATATATTATCATGCAGTAGGACCGTCCTCTGCTGTGTTGTTCATAGCATTGGCGATTCGAGTTAGATATTCCCCTTCACTATAGTTAGGGTCTTTGCATAAGAAGCGTACACTAACCGGAGGCCATAAGCATTGAGAACTACCGTCTAAACCTAGATTGATTAATTCAGTAATAGCAGGGAATGATTGAGTCCTGTTGATTACAATGCGGTACACGTGGAGGTTTGGACCTGTTATGGCCCCCATTGAACCCCAATTCGTTACTGAATCTAACACAGGCATTCCACATAGTGAATTGTAAACAATTGGGATAATTGGGTCTAATGGGTCTAATCTGTTTGCATTAGGGTCTAATAGTTCTCCATTTGAAATAGTTGCGCATAAGTTTGAATTATAGGAATACATTCTTTTCTCTGCATAGATTGTTTGGGCTTGCGTAGGCCAACCTGCTACACCTGCAACAGATGTCATAATTGCGGATGTAATTCCTTCTGAGCCATCAAGTCCCATATCCCTTAGGCCTTCATAGTCAGCATTAATATCAACCAAAGCAGCTAAGTTTGTATTATTTAGAGGCCTTGAAAACACGTACACATATTCTTCAATCTGGTCATACATATTACCGTTATTTGAAAAGCCTAAAGGGACTGGTGATGTTCTTTGCACAGATATTTCAACAGGCAACATTACTTCATTATTCATCACCATATGACTTAGGTCTAATCTGTCGTATTGAATGAAAGAACCTGCGCCTCTGTTGTTTGCTAATACTTCATTTAACAATTGAGACCTACCGTTTCCTGTAGCGTTTTGGCTAGTAGGCCAAGGGTTTGTGGCAGTTCGACTAATACCAATGTCTAATCCGCCAAAGTCAATATCAATCAATCGAGTATCTTTATCGATAATTCGCGCCATCTACTCACCTTTTTGATTTGCGTTGTTCTCTTCTGAAAGCGGCACCCATCTTTTTGAGATCGAGGCGTCCTTTCTTCTTTCCTGATTTGAACTTGATTTGCTTCTTTTTGTTTGCCATAAACTTCTGCCAAGCAGACTTCGCACGGC